TCTTCCACCATTCACGTCACAAACAAATTTGGCGTTTGTTCCGTTTCCTGTAATAGTGATTGAAGGCGCGGATGTATACTCCGAACCCGCATTATCTATCATGAGACCAATAATTTCCCCAGCAACCGCGCTGTCCTGTAATAGTGACTGTCGATTCTCTTGCGGAATTGAAATAAATTCGCTCGTCTCTTGTATTTTCTTGACTGGAATCCAATCATTAGTTTTGTATGTTGCGATGGCGACATTACTCAGAGGGTATAGATAACGCCATTTGTATCCATCTGATGTTTGAAACGTTTTTGCTGAGAAATTCGCCAACGTGGAATTTGGTTCGACAGTCGAAGGGAGTTGAATTCCGTCTGGAGTCGTCGCCGACTCGACACACACAAACACCTGATTTGATGAATTCACAACATATGTGTCTACATCTTGATCGTTGTCAAACTGATTTGGATATGAGTTTGGCGACCAAAGTATGTTTTTGACCACAAACGATGCGTTGGAAAGCGTCTTGACGCTCATGAGCGAGTGTCTAAATTTTGATTCTTGATAAGGGGACGCTATATCTTCAGTTTGAGATGTCGTCTCGGCTTGTGATAAACCAATATAATATCCCACACCGTCACTGTCTAGATCCGATTTGAAAAGATCCAGAAGTAAATTTTTATAACTGTCAGTAATACTTGAAGACATACTTTTCTCTTATTCCCGTCAACTCTTATTTATACGGTATCTGTGATAACCGCGCTTGCAAATGAGGCAGTTTGATCAAAATCTAGAACATTACTTCGTCGGGCATTGATTGTTGCTTGATTTGAGGGTAGTGCGGTAACCCTCAAATAGTCGCCCGAGATTAACGTTCCCGTGAACGAACTCAACGTTATTTTACCTTCAGCGGGAATGTATTCCCCGATATTGTCTAAAAGCGGTAATCCCGTCGATACGTCGATAACTTCTATAACAGTAGAGTTTAGTTTGTTTCGGAAAAAACTCACAGTTGATCCAACATTAAAATTTTCGCTTCGTATGATATAAGCGTCATCTATTGGCGATGCGATTGCTGTGGGATAAAAGATATCATACGTCACAACACCTGGAGTGGTCTGAAATCTATACTGCATTTTCACGTCAGCGCGCGAGGAAAGAATTGAAGGATCTGAGTTATCAATTTCAGTCAATAGATTTGATCTTCTAAACGAACGATCGAACCCTCCAAGATTTTCTTCAAAATAATTTGCCACTGTGGTATTGACCAAGTTCTCAATTGCTGTTTGAGAAGAACTTGTTAAATTTGGATTCCACTGAAAGGTCACAGAGATTTCTAAATACGTGGTTATAGGATCTTGAAACTCCACATCAAAAGAAGCAACCGACAAGTTTTTTGCCAGTTCTTGAATACCAGTCTTTGTTTCTGTTTGAACAACCTCGTCTTGCGTATTGAATACAACCGAAAGGTAGACTGTTCCATATTTGGGCGGTATATTCTCTTCACCCCCCCACGCTTTAATGTCGGAAATGGTATTTCCGTAATTTCGTAAAGACAACGAGGCATAATCTTGCGCCGTTACCATTCGATTCTGTGTAGCGTACATATATGGAGCATTCTTACGAATTGATGCTATTGGCTCTTTGAGCGCGCCAGAAGTTGACACAGAAACAGTGGTTACTGTCATGAGCAGTTGATCGCCCTCAGCGTCAAACAGTACATCAAGAGGCGTGAATGTTCTTGCTCCGTTAGATTCTGGACCAGCGACGCTGTCATAGATAACTTCTATTTTATTACCCGAAGCAGGAAATTTACCTAGCCTAGCTCCATTACCAAATGTGATTTCGTACTGACCGTTAGGCGTTTCTTTCACAACAAATATTCTTGAATCTTTATTGATTGATACAGCATCGTTGATATTTGTGTATACGTCATAGAAAGACGTTGACTGATCTTGATATACTCTGATCTGAACTGTGTTTAGATCCAAATTGTCGGTGGGTATAACATATGTTTCGTTTTCGCCGACAGGACCGGCAATGAACAACTTACGTTGTTGAATACCCTCATACAACACAACATTCTGGTTTTCTCCCAAACGAAAGAAATAACGATTGGCACCATTGTTTGTGGCGATTAGAGTCTTTCGTGTTTTGAATGTGTAGTTCTTCCCGTTGACAACAGTCGAAAATCTGAATCCCGCAGGCATCGTCATCGTGGTAGGATTGAGAGGATTTGTGACGTACAGATTTACAGTCGCGCACGATGCTCTTCTAGATCCAACTGTGTATCCTAGTGACCCCGCAAGACTGACTAGGGACGATCGGAGTTGCGCTGTTGATAAGAAAGATTCGTTCAAAGCGAAATTGGCAAGTAACGCATTATAATGCGTATTATACGCCAACACGTCAAGCAGACTCGACAGACCGCTTGCTTCGAAATTATAATCTGAAAACTCAGGCGTCTGAGCTAGATATGATTTCAAATTGTTTTTTATGTTATTGAAATCTAGATCTGTCGATTTTATAGTTGTTGCCATTTATTATATCTCCGCTAGTATGGACCGTCGTCCACTACTATATAAATTCCTGCTTCTGTTAGTATTGGTTGTGATAGTTCTGTCATTATTCTATCACCAACATAAGGTTCAAATATCGGAGCAGGATTGAATTCTGGTTTACAATCGCCTATGCTACCCAATACCAATTTTAATACGTCCGTGAAACCTGTATCAACAACACGAAACTCGATTATAAGATTCACCGAATTGTAGTCTGGTTGAGCTGATACTTCTATGTCTAGTACTCGAGCGCGCGGTTCATAACGTTCAATCGTACTTTTGATCTGTGATATAATTTCATATCCAGTGTCTTCGTTTGCGAGTTCGAACAGAAGCCCAGATAAGTTCGCCCCAAAGTCTGGTCGATACGGTTTCTCAAATCGATTGGTTAGTAGCAAAGTCTTCAATGCCTGCTTCACAGCCGCCGCGTCAGTCTTTCGAAAGACGTCACCGTCGGTCGTTGTTCTAGCATCAAACGACAGGTCTACGTCAGAATATAGTCGTTCTTTTGCTACACGACTACTGTTCGATAAATTGCCATCTTCGTTAGACTTTATTGCCATAGTAGAACCATTTTCATTTTATTTATATCAGTCGTCTGGTAAAATTTCTAACAGTTCGTTTTTAGTTTGTAATTCGCCATTATATCTTGTCTCAATATCATATCGAAATTCCGCTTGATATGTTTCTGGTATTTCGGGAGTTTCTATCACAATCTGGCAGGTCAATTCGCCGCTGGGATCGAACGTGTCATAATCAAGAGTTAGCTTGTCGTAGTTGATATAATCTTTCCAGTACACCGCTAACTCGAACGTTTTCTGAGGATCGGTGTTGCCGTTTCGATCAACTAATTGATATACAACTGCTCGTCCATTTCGGCGAAGCGAAAGAACCCCAGCGGGAGTTTCTCCGACATACTCGGGTACACGAACAATCCAACCGTCCTTTCCTTTACCAAATGTTGCTCCAGGCGTCTGACTCGCTTTTTTTCGAGCGGCAGATTCACTTGAGATTGGCGTTTCTCTGACTTCAAATTTGGGGTTTGGTTCGTACACCCCCTCGCTCACAATCAATCGGTGTTGAGCGTATTCGCTATTGCCCACAATGGACTGAAGTATCTGTGCGTGTATCGTCAAGTTTCTTGCGAGTTTTTCTCGATCAACAGAAGCGGTGAAATCATCGTTGTATAATTTTTCAAGTTGGGTTCTTGACCCCTTTGCGCCCAAAAACTTTGATATTGTAATACCTGGACCAAGTTTTGTTGATGAGGTAATCGACTTTCCTGTTGGATCATATTTAGGATCAATCAGTATATTCATTTTCTATCCACCTTGAATCGCTTACTTCTATTATCTGCTGGATTGTTGCCTAACAGTTCCACACCAAATCTTATTGTCCCTTTTTTGTTTGCGGATCGACCAATGTTCTGGGATATGGTTTTCTTGAACTTTGAATTCAATAGTCCATTTTGAACCAGATAACCAGTGAATGTTCCGTTATTCAAATTGGCGGGATTTCTAAGTTTCGATCGAATTTCGTGAATCGTTGGATCGAAGTTGAATAGTTCCTCATACTCATCCGACTTGAGAATCTTTTCTTTCAACTTCGGATCAATTGACACATTCCTAACACCATAAGAACTTGTCGATAACATGAGTTCGACGATCGGAGGCGCAGGCAATGGCGCAGTTGGCGGTATTACAGGATACGGCATAATTCCTGGTTTGGGTACGCCTGGAGTGACGGTTGTGGGTTTTTCTTTGGCTGCAATCAGCGCTTTACCCGCACCAATCGCGAATGTTGCAGTTGATGCGGTCATGGCATAATCAGCATGAAACGCTTCGGTTGCTCTACCAACCAGCGCGCCATAGAATGTTGAAATGTTGGTTGTGCCGCCTGGAAGTCCACCATAAGTTTTACCGTAGTAATCAATTCCTGGTCCACCAATCGTACCCTTGTGACCAATCATACTAATATGTCGAGCAGTAATGTTTGCTGTTGGTGAAGACGCTACCCACTCTTGAACAGCAGTTGTGATAAGTTGTGCGCCCGAAGTCAACTCTATATTACCTTCGACAAAATGATTTGACTTACCCTTGACAATAAAATTAGCATCTTCAAGCACGGTTGTTGTTGCCATCCCAACAACCTGTTCGCCTCTTGATCCGCGAATGGTATAGTTCTGATCGCGATTTACTGTTTTGCTATGTCGCCCTTTGATATTTTCTTTTTTATCGCCCGCAACGTTGACGTTGTAATTGCCGCCAACGTCAAGATTGAAATCGCCATCAACGCGTAAAGTAAGATTGCCTTTGTAAACAAGATTTCCTTCTCCTTCAACGATCACAGTTTCGTCGCCAGCAACAACTTCGACTTTCTGTCTTTGAGATGACATCAAAACGCTGCCGTCTGCTCGAAGTTCTATCCCCGATCCAGTGCGATGTTTGATTAGTATTCTTTCACCGCCTGGAGTATCATCAATCTCAATGACATGCCCCGAAGGCGTTTCACTTACCTGATTATGAGGATACTCCGAAGGTCTTTGTTCGGGTAAATCGAAGTTGATGCCATACTCGCTTCCACCCAAACTGAGATTGTTTATTTTCGCACCAATCGCCGCTTTATTGACGCTTGTACCAAAAAAATAATCGCGTTTAGGATACTCGCCAGTAGGATCTGCGAATCCATCAATAGGAACTCCTTCGGTTTCTTCCTGACCATCGGAGATATATTTTGATCGTTTATTTAGATTGTCTAAACTATTAGTCATTTTCCAAACCTTGTTCGTACATAATCAGGGACATCAAATCCTGGATCAATATTTGTTCCAAGACTATCAACGTCGACGTGACCCAATATCGAAATTCCAGAATACACTTTGTATATTGCGCGACAAAAATGATCAAAGGTATTGATTTGACTTCTTGTCAGAGACTGAGACGATAAAAAGTTTTCTGAATTAGGAGTTCCGGTTGGTACATTTATGCCTCCAACAAACACGATTCCAATAGTCTCCGTGTCCGCTTCTGTTGCGTGTTGACCCTGAATGTTCACGGGTCGACCTCGTTGTAAAGAACCATCTCTTCGAATGACATAATGATAACCAATACCATCAAGACCCATTTTTAGATGAAGATCGTTTATTTCTTCTGATCCTATATTTTTATTTGTGTGAGTCTCAGTCCAGTGTACTATAACGCGATTGATTTTGCGACCCACAGATTGAATCTCAGCCTGCAATTCTTCAACTGACGACACATAAGGAAATACTGGATTCCCCAGCCCTTTGTTCCAAGTTTTTTGATAAGAACCAATCACATAGGGTTCGTTGAAAACCTTTACTGATATTTCGGGTCGAGTTGAATTAAATATTGTCGTATCAATAGAATCTAAAAATCCTTTAATAACATTATATTCTTTTTTCGTGATGTCGTAAAGTATTTGTATTGCTTGGCTCTCGTCGGCGCGATCGCTTTGTGATAATAGGATTACCTGATTGATTTGATTTTCACTAATGCTATTAGGAACACAGAACGTTCTGATATCATTTTTTATATTGGATAACGTCTCGGTGTTTATTCCTTGAATGATGCCTGTGGGTGAATTTCCAGCAATCCTTGTTTTCACTAACGAATTATATTCTTCAACGCTTCTTGTGTAATCAGATCGACTTCTATCATTACCTTGAATAGAAGATATAACTTGATCCGCGTTTTTGCCGCCAGACAAATTCTCGATGTCGACCTTTGCGGCAGTCAGATTTTGTTTTACCTCGTTTCCTTTCTTCACTAAAATATTCATATCAAATTCTACATTCGCGCCAAGGTTTTCGATCGCAGAAAGTATTTCCGAAGAGTCGGACGGCCCTGAAGATGACACATCAGTATAAGTATACAAAAGGTCGCCAAATCCATCACTATCAATGCCTGTTATCTGTTTGGCGATTTTATTTAGATTGGATCCTGCGGCAAGTATCGGTCCGGTCTTTGCGAGAATATCATCTGTGACGCTTTTCATCACGCTGTTGGTGAGATCTTTCATGACATCCGCGCCATTAATTGATCCTATCTTACCTTCGGCAAGCGACTTTCCGGCGTTCAATAGTCCAGCAGGTGAAGCGTCGGCGATGATTTTCTGAAGATTTCCGACATCAACTCCCAATCCAGTGATCAAAGAAAGAATTCCCGAAATAGTATCGGCAGCAGTAGTATCGGTGCCTAAAGTTGATGATATAGGGAAAACAACTCCATTCGAGTCGGGTTCGCTAAATCCAATCTGAACTTTCGCGCCGAACTTTGACGATAGCCCAGCCAACGCGTTGTTGACCATATCGGTTGACATGTTTTCGAGACTCGTGGTGTCTCCACTCAAGAGCCCCTCAACTGTATCTTTGGCGTTTTTTAGATCGCCCTTGAACGCGTCTGTTTGCTGAGTGAGGCTTTGAATACCACCTTGAACTTGACCGGCAACTTGACCTGCGATACTCTCGCCCGCATTTATAAATGTCGTTTTTGTTTTCTGCGCCTTATCGTCTATGGCTTTAGTGGAAACCGAATTGGAAGCAGTTTTTACTTGGTTTGCGATCTGCTCGGCCTTTGATACTGATTCTGCCATTATGTTGTCGCCTCTTCATATGCTCTTTTCGCTATCAGATCTGTGTTTTGTTTGATTTTCAAATAGTGTTTGTTTATTGCTTCACTCGCATTTCGGATATCTGTTGTCGATAAAAGTTGACTATTGGCGTATGCGAATCGCGTTCTCAATTCGAACAGAACGTATTGAAGTTGAACCGAAAACAATTTCCAATCCGATGATGGTCGATACGACGAGGCAAACAAAAGAAGTCCTGAATATCGACTTCCGATCTTTCCGTCAACAGACCATTTAGCGATACCAGTTGACGGTCTTTGATCAAATGTAATATAATTAGAAGCTCCTTGAAGCGCACCAGCCAATGCGGCCGAATGTATTAGATTATACCCATTGTCGATAAAAAACTTCATCGCCTGTTGTCGTCTCAGACTAACGCTCGCATTCGCAATATCATCGTTGAGTAATGGTGTGATCACAACATTCTGTATTCGATTCTGATCGTAAAGAAACTTATCCGGCCCTTCCTGACTTCTACCGCTTTGAACGCTTGTGGGAAGTTCTACGCGAGGCAATGAACCTAACACAAGAGGTATCTGAGACGCAACCCCGTCTAGAAATATTCCAAACACAAAAGCGCCAGTGGTCAGCTGAAGTATTCGACCGATACCTGACGTACCACCTTCTGTTGTTGGTACAATCACTTGCGCCCATGGCAGATCTTTCTCGGGTATCTCGTCTGTGTTTGGATTGTGTACACCCAAGACACGAATCTTGACTCGACCTTCCAGACCCGAAGGAGGAGAAGAATTGATAACATACCCCAAAAACCATCGAGTGTCATCGCCATAATATTCTTTTTGTATAGGTCTTAGTACATTCATGGTCTAAAGTCTTTTGGTAATTCACCGAGTTTGGTCATTCGTAAAACAGTCGTGTGTTTCTCCGAAGAAAACTTGTGATTGATTGCCAGAATAAAATAATCTCCACTCTTTCTTCTGTCAATTTGTCTTTCGATATCTTTGTCGTCGCTTTCTACGTTTGAGTTCAAAAACAAAACTCGAATTTTGTTACCAGTTGAAGTCAGGGTTTCAAGAAAAAGTTTGCCTTCCATACCAATATCGATTATGTTTTTCTTCATGATTTGACGAATGATTTTATTCTTTATCTTCAATTTTGACGCAACAATATCATTATACGCATCCAACAGAATTGATTCGTCATGATAACTTTGATATTGATTGTAGGTGTTAGACGAAGTTACTTGGAATATATTTAGGGAATTATATTCATCTGACAATTTGCCTCCGATAAGCAAAGATTCGTCATAAACTGTTTGTACTGATTGAGGCGATATCAATCCGTTTGTATAAAACTCATCGATAATATCGCGAATTGAAATATGATCGCCCGAAGATATTCCTGTACCCGCGTCTATGGACGCATAAAACGATCCGATACCGCCTTCTTCATACAGACTCATCATATTGTCTTGATTCGTTTCACTAAAAGACAAAATGTTATAATAAGGTTTTAGTTGATCCTCTTTATCGTCTGCGCTTGCTGTAGCGGATGAATATCTGAGAGGCAACTTCTCGTTGATAACATCTTCTTTCATTAGACTGTCTAAATCAGAAAGTCTCAGATTGTTTGTGAACAACGAAGCGTGAAGATATATAGGTGCGCCTGTTCGAGTAGTTGCTCGATCTTTAACCCAAGCAATTGCCTCAAGCGGGCTTAGATAGGGAACAATAATTTTACGAACCCCCTGTGCGGTTCCTTCAAACTTATAATGTCGAACAGGTTTTCCCAACTCATTCACAGATATTTGTTCGATGATTTCTTCGATGTTCGATGTGTACGAACGACTTATTTGTTTGACCGCGTTTATAAACACATGCTCTTCGACCAACTCAAGAGATAAGAGTTCCGATCTTTCGTTCTGTTTCTGAGATTCTATAATTTTCGAAAAGAAGAAAAACTTAGTAAAAAGAAGTTTGTTGGGATCGTCCACGTCACCAACAGAAATCTTGAGCCTTTCCGTGCCTTGGACTGACAGGGTATCTTTCAGTCCAAAGTCATCGATGAATACGATTCGAGCGTCGATGTATGGTTTTTGAATATGTTCAAACGTTTGAAACTCAAGTAGATTGTTTCTTATATCCACTTCAATCTCAGATCCCTCGACTCGAGAAATTATGATCTTGGCTTCAATAATACTAAACTGCGATTGAGTCGACATCTATTATAAACCAGTAAGCGTTTTGAATTGACCCACAATATTACCAATCAACTCGCGTTTGATAACTCGAATAGTTTTCAACTTGTTGTTTTCCTCGACCAGTTTTTCCAGATTCGTGACTGGGATTTTTGCGGATATATCATCAAAGAAATAATCAACAGGCTCATTAGCGCTATCGACATAATGATACGTGCCATTATATTCGTTGACGGTGTTCTTTAATGCGATCGTTTCGGAACCATCTGTATACGACAGTACTGTTCGACCACTAAGATCGCTATCAGGATCATAGCGTGGTGAGTAAACGGTGATTTCCCCTAACTGGAGATTCTTATATTTCACTTTCATCAATTTGCCATTGAGCAACACCTCTTGATCTTTGGCGTACTTTGATGCGAACTCGGCAGCGCTATCTGCGGTCGAGATATCTAATATACATGTCCAGTCTCGATACAAATCTTGAGTCCCAAGTCTGTAAACATTTTGAAGCGGTAATGGCCAACCTTGTTCTCGAATATGATCATTCATCAAAGAAAAGGTCCAATCGTATTCGCTTGAACCATACAGCCGATGAGACAATGTGTCGGGTCTTTCAAAATCTCGAATCTCATAATTCATGTAAGCGGAAATTTCATCCGCGACTTCATCGATCACATTGACATATTTGGATAGATTCTGAAAAGCGACAGGAGTCTTTTCATCACCGAAAAGATACAGCGTCTTTTTAAAATTCTGAAAATAACTTGACATTAGTAACCCGCTCTAATCTTCTGTTTGTCTAGCGCGACAATCTCTGTGAATGCTACGCTTATATTTGCCGAAACGAAGTTGCCGTCGACGAACATTCCCCTTGCGACTTCGTTGAAAGAAGTGATCACGCTTCTGAGATAACATCTTTGAATTTTGAATTCAGGGTTTTGTCCATATCGATTCTGTACTTCAATTTCAAATACGTTGGGAAATTTATACGCCAATGGTATCCCACTCGTCCCCAATGGTATTTTTTCTGGATACAACTCTTGTCTGAAGAATTTTATTATATCCTTTATTGCCTTTGATTCTTCTTCGCTATTGGCGACCAACTCAAAGTCAAAGGAGAACTCACGAATAGGTACATTATCGAATAGAGTTCGAAGGTTGGGCGCAGACGCCACACGCGTGGCGCTTTTCACGGCATTACCCAACCCTTCACCAACATTAGAACCTGCGACCGCACCAAGACCAGCACCGACAAGTTTGCCACCAAATCCTAAACCAGCGGCCGCACCAACAATCGATCCAACATTCTTAGCGATTGTTTGTGCGACAAGCGCACTAGCGCCCGTCGCTAAACTTCCATCTCCCTTAGTCGCGCCTGCGAATGGATTTTGACCAGTCATAGCGCCTTCTGCCGATCCACCAATAACACCAAGGGATTGACTTGAATATGTTACAACATCGTTGTATCGTAAAGCAATCTGGAGCGGAAGCGTAACGCTACCATAAGGAGTTCCGCCGGTATTGTTTTCATAACTAAGGGTTTCCTTTCGTTTTATATTGCTATCCGATATAATTCGATTTGATTCTTGCGCGCTAAGACCTTCCTCGGCGATAGATGTTTTCTCGAGATTGTTGAAAATGCTCTCGGTTAGTTTGGTCAATCCAGCGGCTTCTAATGCGTTGACTCCCTCAATTTTTTTCGCTCGAAAAATGATCTTAGCGGGAAATCCTTCTTGTTCGAGAGTCAGAGGGAATTTGTAGTTTCTTTTTGATTCGAGATCTTCAAAGGTAGGAGTCGTTTCACTAATGTTTTGTTCTTCCGTCACAGTTTCTTTGGCGATTACGATAGGTTTCGCCGTGACCTCAATCTCACGTAAAGCGTTATTGTGAGTTCTTTCGTCCTGCGCTCCACGATATGCGTTTGTTCTTTTAGCCATGAAACAGTCCCGATAAATACTTGGTAATTGATACGAGTATTTATAATGAAAATTATCAGGGATGTCGCAAATAACGGAGAAAGAATTTGTGAAAACATATTCGGGTAAGTATAAACCCGTAAATCCATCAAAATATAAAGGCGATCCCGAATCTGTTGTGTATAGAAGTAAATGGGAATTTTATGTAATGCGTCATCTTGATAATAATAAATCGGTTGTAGAGTGGTCGTCAGAAGAGATAGTGATACCCTATCGATACGATATTGATGGAAGATATCATAGATACTTTCCGGATTTTTATGTGAAATATAATAATGGCAAATCCCTACTGATTGAAGTGAAACCCGCAAAGGAAACCGCACCACCAAGAACACCCGAAAGAAAGACGAAACGATTTATCACCGAATCTTTGACATGGGTCAAGAACTGTAACAAATGGAAGAGCGCCGAAGACTATGCCAAAGACAAGGGGTGGAATTTTGTAATCTGGTCAGAGAACGATCTTATCTCAATGGGAATCATGCCCAAGTCAATTAAACCTCTTAAAAAGATGAAACCATTTACCAAAAAGAAGACTAAATAGAAACATGGATAAGGTCGAGAATTAATGTCGAATTTGTTTGCGAAAGTAGAGATGGAAGCGTTTCGTGCGGGGATAACACCACGCACCAAAGAGTCGCGCGCGTGGTTTCGTAAAAAGGTACAGAGAATGCGCGTCAACCGTAGATCGTTGATGCGAGAAGATCCGATTGAAATGAAATCAAAGTACATCACGGGTTCTATGTTTATGTTTTTCTATGACGCGAAACATAAAGACACATTGCCGTATTGGGACTCATTTCCTCTTGTGATTGCGTTAGGTCCAGCAAAGAAAGGTTTCTACGGTATCAATCTACACTACTTACCAATTGCATTGCGCGCTAAATTTCTTGACGGTTTGATGGACATCACAACAGACAAGAAGTATACAGAGAATACAAGGTTTGACGTTTCCTATGATTATTTGAATCGAGCGTCGAAAATGAAATATTTTCGACCATGTCTAAAACATTATTTGACGTCTCAGATTGAAGGTAATTTGGCGATGATACCAGCGCCTGAGTGGGAAATCGCAACATTCTTACCAATGGCTCAGTGGCAAGGTAATAAGAATCAGGTATACAAAGATTCGCGGAGAATAATTGCAAATGTTTAGACCAGGAACAATAGACGAGTTCAAGTCGGCTGTCACAAAAGGTAAGGGATTCGCCAAAGCAAATCTGTTTCATGTGCAACTCCCTTCCCTTGGTCAAGGAAATCCCAAACAGTTAGGATTCTTTTGTACGTCTGTGAATTTACCCTCACGATCATTAATGTCTGTTGAACGAAGGATCGGTATTGATCTTCAGAATGTGGTGTATGGATTTCAAAATCCATCCGTTACAATGACCTTTCGTGTTTTGAACGATCAAGATGCTCGAAATTACTTCGAATATTGGCAAGAGAACATCGTAAAGTCAACAGGTAGTGAAGGAAGATACATTGTGAATTATCCCGATAACTACTGCAAACCTGTTCACATTTATCAGTTAGAACGCGGTAGCAGTTTCCCTGTGTTCAATAAAAACGTTGACTTCAGCCTAGGCCCAATAAACATCAATTTAGACTTTGACGTCGACGCTGGTATATCGGGCAAAGCAAACTATCATTGGATTCTAGATAGGGCGTATCCTGTCAGTGTAACAAACGAAACTCTCACCGACGGAGCAAATGAAATTAGCGAAATATCTGTTGAGTTCAACTATAAGTCTTGGAAAGGCGAGAAAATCAACAAGAAGGGCGAGGTGGGTGCGACAGCCTCCGCCGAAATAACAACCGATCTAGGTAGTAAGATCGGTAAAAAGATTTACGACATTTTTGACTAACAAGGAAATAAGTTATGGCTTTACCATTACTAAACGATTCACCAAAGTATGAAATGAAAATACCATCGACTGGAAAAAAGGTCAAGTATCGACCTTATCTGGTCAAAGAAGAAAAGATATTGTTATTGGCGTCTGAATCAAAAGATATCAACCAAATTACCAATGCTGTATTGGATACAGTCGTGGCGTGTGTGGATGGAAACGTTTCTAGAAGTCAATTGACTACCTTTGACGTCGAGTATATGTTTTTACAACTGCGTTCTAAATCTGTTGGCGAGAATATTGAACTAAAGATCAACTGCGACGAGTGTAAACATCAGAACGATCACACTGTGAATTTGGATAAGATTACTTGTGATGTGCCCAAGAAAACCAACATCATTCAGATATCAGACACAGTTTCGGTTGAGATGAGATATCCAAGCTATGACATGCTTGATTTTGATGAAATTGAGTCTATGGAAAATTCTGCTATTGAAATAATGTCAAGGTGTATGGTTGCAGTAATCTCAAATGACGAGAGAGTTGATTTGTCAGAAGAGACGGACGAAAGCATCAGCAATTTTATTGGTTCGATGACTCAAAGTCAATTCGAAAAGGTTGCTGGATTCTTACAAGATATGCCAGCAGTTCGACACAAGATTGATTTCACATGCGAATCATGCGGTCACTCTAACGAAATTGTGTTGGAGGGAATGCAAAGTTTTTTTTAGTGTGCCTGTCTCATGATAATCTAGCGAACTATTATAAGACTAATTTTCTGCTGAACAGGTACCATCACTACGCATTGACAGAGATAGAAACGATGGCACCATGGGAGAGAGAGGTACATTTGATTCTGTTGATGCAAACCTTAGAAGAAGAAAAAGAGGCTAGGAAGAGAGAACATGGCAACGCTTAGATTAGACGATATAGTTCTGGAACAAATGCAGACCAACGAGACGCTTGAACGCGTCGAGACTAAGGTCGTTGGATTGCTACAAAGTATCGACAGAAACATCGACAATTTTATTGTGCTTTGGTTTTCTAATAAAATGCGCGAAATGGAACAAATGCGCGAACGAGTTTCGGGTCAAAGCGATACTGATGGGGACGGAATCATCCCCGAGAAAGAGAAGTCCCAGGCTGAAGGTCTGGGTTTTGGACTATTCGGTTTCGCTGCAGCAATTACTGGATCGTTTCTTGGTTTTGCCACAGGTATCGCGGACATTCTTGGCAAGTTGATGCCTGAAATTCAGGCGGCGATTCAATCGGGTTGGACTAAATTCATCAATGGTTTCAAAGCAATGTTCTCCGCCGAAGGTATAATCGGAAAGGGCATTGATAAGATCAAAGATGGTCTAAAACCAATCTCAAATTTCTTTACAAAAATGGGAACCTTCTTTGGAACCGAAGGCGTTGTCAGCAAAACATTTTCAAAAATAGGTTCATTCTTTGAACCCATCAAAGGATTCGTCAAAAGTTTTGGCGTCACCTTCTCCAAGTTCTTTAGTTTCTTTCGAGTCTTAGGTAGATTTTTTCTTCCCATTACTGCTGCAATTGAAGTATTTTCTTCGCTGTTTAAAGAATTTAGTGCGATGACAGAGAATGCGGATTGGGTTGATAAGCTAACGGGCGCGCTCAAAGGCGCGCTCAAAGGTCTTGCCAATATCGTTCTTATTCCTTTGGATCTGGTTAAAAGCGCGATCTCTTGGGTGGCGGATAAGATGGGATTTGAAAACTTCGCGAATCTTCTTGACAGTTTTTCTTATAGTGATATTTTCAGTAAAATAGTAGACACCATATTCAACTTTCTCGAAGGTGTTGGTAGAGGTCTTTTTGCTGGAGTAAAGGCACTTTTCACTGGTGGTGATGTAGGGAAAGAATTTAAGAAAGGGTTTTCTTCGGGTATGTCTGGGGGCGAAGGTCAACCAGAACAGAGCACTCCAGAAATCTCTTCTTCTGGTGTGACGTCAGCGCAGATGCGCGGGGCGAATAGAGTGATGAGCCGTGGTCAACGATCTGATCAAATAGTCAACTCTATCCCTTCTGCGATCGAGAGTTCTGTTGTTGCTTCGTCTGATCAAGCAAATGCTACATCGGGGTCAATTGCTGAACGCGAATATAGAGTCGAAAAGAACCTCACCAAGATGAGCGACATAACTACTCGAATGGTGGGTGGCGCGACGCGAGGATTACTGGGGGATAAGATTGCCGAAGGGTCTGCTGTTTCATCTCCGATGGTCAATGTCATTAACACATCAAACGTGAGTTCACCTTCTTCAACAGTGAATCAGAATATCTCTGGACCGAGTATGCTACCTTCGCCTGTAATCAACAATGGTTCAAGAGCAGACGCTTATTCTATAGGATAAAAAAAGAGACGGGAATCTCACCCGCCTGTTTCTTTACCATCTACAATCTACAGCTTTGAACTTCTTCTTCTCGTATCTTTGACCGCGTGGTTCTTCAAGCCACTTGACAAAAATAGTTAAGTCGTCGTCTTTCCAACATCCTTCCCAAGTTTGATGACCTTCTTTTCTGCCGTTGTACTTATATGTCCTCAACATGGTTTTATCAGAAGGACATGTTTCATCGGTTAGAACAATCATATCGCCACTCCACGTGTTTTCAACGTATGCTTTTGTTCCTGCGAAAGCACTTGTTGATAAAATCAACGATAAAATTAATGTATAAACGTATTTCATTTCAATTTCCTATGTATTAATAATAAAAGAGACGGGAATCTCACCCGTCTGTTGTTTTTCCACTAGGGAACAACTAAACCGATCAGTCTTCAGCCGCTAACTTAGCGAAGTAGGACATTGTGTCATCTTCATCATCATCATCGACAGACGCGCTCGCTGGTTCAATCGCTTGCGCGGCTCTTCTTGGAGCGGGTTCTTCAGCCGACTCCATCGCGACCTGTTGACGCGTAGATGTTGGTGCCGCTTCACCAAGAACAAGAGCAAGTCGCGCTTTGAGTTCGTCATAAGACTTGTACTGCTTTGGATCAGTAAACTCGTTCAGATCAAACAGCTGATCGTAGGTCTCCTCAAGTAAACCCTCATCACCACCGAACAAAGGAGCAGCTGCAGCAAACTCAGACTTGTCGTAGTTGCGATAACCTTCGACATTACGAATCTTGAGTTTGAACGACGCACCTTCCCAGAAATCAAATGGATTTACTGGATCTTCATCAGCGAACTGTGGTTGCATCAAATCCATAATTTTGTCATAGATTTTCTTACCATAAACAAACAAGAACACGCTACCTTCATTCGATGGATTCGCTGGATCTGATTCGACATAAACATTTGACACATAGTGTAGTCGACGCTTCTGCTTTCGCGCAGTTTCTTTGTCTTCTTCGTTACCAGAGTTCCACAACTTTGAGTTGTATTCTGAAACAGGATCTTGTTGACCAATTGATGTCAGAGACTTCTCGATGTACCATTGACCAGTTGGACCTTTAAACCCGTGATCCCAGTATCGCGCCCATGGCAGTTCATTACCTTCAGATGCGGGTAGGAATCGAAGCACAGCATAACCATTACCTGCTTTGTCAACAGTTGGTTTCCAAATGCGTTCATCAACATAGGATTTCTTTTCAGTAGGACCGTCTGCAGCGGATGCAGCTGACACTAGATCTGAGATTGAGTTACGATTTCTTTTTAGATTTGCAAAAGACATATATTTTTTCCTTAATTAGATCGTATAGTTTAGTATTACAGATTATCCACTTTATTCATAATATACATGTATATATTACTACAAAAAGTTGAATTTGTCAAGAGCTTTCATTCGAATGGCAACTCATTTCCGCGCGGTAGATAGTTCAGTCGCATTGCTTCAGCGGCAATTTTATCCTTGACTGGATCGCTAATATATTTCTTCACGTCTTCGACTTCTATTGAATTTTTCTCACACAAATAAACAACAGCGTCGATGTATGAGAATCTATGCGCCAGAACAGTATCTTCGACCATTCGATTGAATCTCATTTTTGTTAGCGTTACATCACCCAATAACATATATTATAACTCCAAATCCCTTGACCAGACTTCGCCTATGTCTGGGTAGTACACACCATGTGTACGTTTCACCACACCTTTCGAATCGTACGCTAACACACGACAGACAGGCACCACTTTGTTCTCGCGATTCTCTCCCCAATGTGAATCGCACCAAACACCGCTTCTTAGATATAAGGACAGATTGTAAATATACGTTGCAGTTGTTTGATACTCCATACGCAACTTTGAATCAGGATGTTCCTCATATGACTTGATACTGCGTAGATGAAGTTGCCATTTCTTCAACCATTCTTTCACTTTGATGGGATGCCACTCATCTTCTGGATCGAGATCCGAGAAGTCGTGTCCAAGATCAACTGACTTTTCTCGAAGAAGAGGCGCTTTTGTCAACAACGGTTTCAGTTGAGTCTCTAAAAACAAACGTATCTGTTCGGGCATATATCCTAATTGACGCGCCTTCCAACCGTTTTTGGCAAACACATGAAGAAAGGTGTCCGGTATAATTTTCGCTTCTTCGGTGAGATTCCAACCAGACTCAGTCTCAACCCATCGTTTGAGAGAATGTAAATGCTCTCGATCGGTCACCTCATAGTGAACAAAATCTTCGCAGATATGCCAAGCATCCATTCGCTCATCTTCAGTCTTAGCTTTATAAAGTTTTTCCCAATTTGGTTCGGGTATGAGAGTCTTGATCTTTTTCTTTGTCAGTTTTACCTTTTTAGATCTTGCCATTTTTTTCTACCCTAGAAAAATATAATCGTACATAGTATTTTCGAACTATCGCAATTCCAGTAAACACCGCCGTCATAACAAGCGACATTTCCAGAGCATCCATATTAGCATAAAGACAGATACCAATCAAGACATAATTGATCGGAAGGTTTATCAATGATGCGATTATAGTGTCGCTAACGGATTCCCTTAGCGCCTTTTTGTTACTGAACATTCAACCTCGCCACACCAAGAACACTCTTCGTCTTTCGCAATACTCATTTTACCATTGTGTTTGCAATTGTGATCCCACATTTCTGGATCGGGTTTCTTGAATATTTTGTCCCAACGTTCTTCGAACGTCTCACTATCAACCGAGAATGGTCTCGGTTTGCTCCCCTTCCCCGCCATCTTCTCTAATCCTCTGTAACCACCACTCGGGTGGTCGTCTGTTAGTCCATTTTGCGAAACTGCGTTTTTCATTCCAGTAATAATTTTGATACGACATGATCGAGTCGCCCTCAACTATACTGACGAGACTTTGACTCATGGCAGGTGTAGGTTGAGTAAAGACGCCTTGAGCAATTTTCTGAGGCGGTAGCAGTAGATAATACTCAAGTTTCCTAAACGATTCGTGTACTCGACCATATCGATGAGTGTATTCATTACAAAGCGCCGTCCACATGCCGTACAACCAAGTGTAATTTTGATCTGATTGTCTGACCCACAACGCAGAAGGATGATTGAGATGACTTGCTTTGTATAATTGAGCGTTCATATCAGGATCGTTGTGAAAAAATCTCGAGATACGCCTACCATTGGTTGTTCTTCCATACCAATGTTTGCCGTCAATCACACGATGTGCCGTGGAAAGCAGTTGCGCATACTCAATCGCCATTTTCACAACATGCTTGTCACAATGCTGTTGCGCGCAAATGTTCGCGTCAGGATGTAAATAAAATATATTCATTTTTTCCTTTCAATATTGAATTTATACACTTGGTTTAGAATCTCTCTGTCCGTATGCGATAGTGTATTATACAACCTTTTGACGTCTTTGTCAACCTTTCCGTATTTGCGCATACGTTTCGCTTGTTTACCGTTCATAATTTACTTACCTCTTTGAATCCGAATTTCTTTATTGAATGCAGTTCATTGACCGACCGAACCGTTTTGTCATGAGTATCGTGTTTGTCGGTGAAGTAGTCGTGATATTTTTTAAGACCATCCGAGTACATAGCGAAATTTATGATTCGTCTCAGATTCGATGTAGGATAACGAACCGTCGCTCTGTGCCACGAATTCGTTAGATTAGGCCATAGAACAAAAACGTTGTTCTCATACTGTATTTCTTTAATCAATCGATCCTTTCCGTCAGTAAGTTGAAGATGTCCATCGTCCGCGACGTCTGACTTCTCTTTCAAATAAAACAATCCCGAAATCAACTTGTTGCCATTATCGATGTGCCATCCGATGATATTCTTTGCTTCGGTGACCGAATTATATGCTCCATACGAAACCATAATATTATCCTGAGACATACTTTCGTCAAACGAATCGTACCCCCTTTCGAATATCGGTCTAAATGCTTTGTCGAGCATATCGCGAAATTGTTCACCGTTCTTTATTTCGTCAAGGATTGAAACAACAGTCTTGTTGAATTTCTCTGAGAAACTTTTTGATGGTAAAGCGGTGGTCCATCTGCTTTCTGACTCTCGCCCAATAAACACACCATATCGCTCAAGATTGCGAAAACGAGACATCGTCTCTTTCAGTTCTTCGTTTTCGGCGAGATAGTTGAGAAGATCCTTATCTTGGATAAAATCTCTTACGATAATGTGAGGGAATGGATTCTCACAATATTCATATTCCAAGTTAAGCATCAGTTCTCCATGGCAAGTTTTCTAAGGGCGGAATTTCTTCTACTGTCGGATATCTGAAAACAATATCCACTAATGTGATTGAGTGATCCCTCAATAAGGAAATTGTATTTTCTTGAAATAGTCGACATACCATTCTTCAAGACCTAATGAAATCATAACGTTTCGACTATTCTCATTCTTTAATTGATTTTCGCAATATTTAGTCTTTCCTGCGAGATGCGACGAATACGGCACATATTCAAACCAGTCTTTGAGATGCTGAATTCCAAACGACACAAGACGATCAACTTCTTTCTCGTCTTTTACATTACCAGCAGCAATCATAGATTCACTAAAGATCTCCTTCGCCCAGTCTGGTAATGGTCGAGTTCTTTCGGGTACAAACGGAGACACTTGCTCTTGGAACTTACGACAAACTGGATGGTCTTTTGAATCTGTTGGTGACATATCATGGAAACATCCGGTCACTTTATTCTTACCACAGACAACATCGAATCCGTAGATAGGCATAGGAATCTCATCAACAGAATATGCGTTGACATGCATCATCCACATGCCCTTCGAATCTCGCATGTCAATGACCGACATATGCCCCATTCCTAATTTGGAAGATCGCCAGAAAAGATTTGTATGACGCTCATTCCAGATTCTATCGTCCCACTCGCGAATGGCGTTTTCATCAAAGATTGATTTGAGTTCTTCGCTCAGATCTATAAACTTATCCCACATTGCCATTGAATAACTTCTCCAATTCTTCGCTGATTTTGATATGCCATCTATATCCTTCATTTACCTCATCTATAAAATCTTGAGTGTCTTGGCATATGTTCTCACGAATGTATAATCTTTTATTCTCAATATCAGTGAACTCATATGTCGTGGCGGACTTGGGATACTTTTTCTTCATAATCTGTCCGCCATACATGAATCCCATATAATTTAGATAGATGTGCGACTCAATGTTTCTACAATGATACTCGAGATAGTAGGCATAGTCAATCGACGTGGACAGAACCTTGTCTGTCTTACCCCCCAGTTTTTTTAGATCCTTTTTGATCGCGGGGAGTCTACCAAAATCGTTCGGAACAAACTGATCAAGTACCGTGAAGATGTACTGATTTGATGTCAAGTAGGCGCGTCTTTCTTCGTCTGTTTGCTCGCCTTTGAACATTCTTACGTTGAAAGGTAATGATTCGAGATCATCGTGTAATGTCTTAGTCGCTTGCCGTAGATCCATCTTGCCCCCAGTTCGTTACGAGTTTCAATCCGTAATTGTTAACACCTTTTGGTATTTCTATGTTTTCTTTATATATTAGAGCGTTATCTTTAAAGGGATCGTAATTGACATGATGATGCCATCTACCGTATCGCCAGACGAGTTTGGCGACGTCTGGATGCATATCAACCAACATCTGCGACTTAGCAATCGTACCTGCTGTGTTATAACGACCGTTCACTTCAAGCGGATTTTCTGCTTTGATTGCTTCGCCAGTCTTTGGATCATATCCGATTTCTTTATGGTAGAACTCGTCCGTGTTACCGCCCTTGAGCGACTGCGTTGCATCTTTACCTTGTAGAAACGCATTGAACTGAATCGTGCAGTCTCCGTCTTTTAATACGCGCAGACAGATATCAGTGTCTTCATTGTATCGACCGCGCCAACGATGCTTACAATCATTGCGAATCAATAGACACGAATAGATTCGTGTGTTCTTCACATAGGGTGGATATTTTTGATCCGACGCGCAGAAGAATCGATAATTTGGACCTGAAATCATAACATTCTCGTATCGATCGACAAAATCTTCCATGATCTTAAAACACACACCAGACTCGACTCGAATACGAGCGTTCTGATGCAATCGATAGAAATCAGAGATGTTGTCGTCCATTACCCAGTGACTTGTTGCGCCAATCTCGATCGAATGATCCCAGCACCAATTTCGTGCGCGACCAGGTCCATCGCCATGATTGCTGAACGGAGCAACAAGTAGTGTCACGTACTCGCGTATGTCAAAGTTATCCAATGCCTGCTCATAGTTATCTAAATCTTGTGGCTCAATCGCAATGAAATGAGGCACTTTCATTCGCGCTAACGAACGAGAAGTGTGCATCGACTCGTGTCGACCCTTTGATATAATATATACAGGATATTTTGGATTCGTGTACTTCATTCTTCAATCCATCTCATCAATGCGTTCTTCGTAACTTCATTTTTAGGGTGCCAAATAGACCTAGTCTTCTCTGTGAGCGTTTGACCGATCTTATCAGAAAACTCCTTGTAGTCTTCCTTGTTACGAAAGTTCACGTACAGAGTTTTATATGGTTTCTTGTGATCTTGTTCATACTCGGGCATACCAACCCAATGAACATTGGGCGACTGAGGATCAGTGCCCGAAACTTCAAGGCCGAATTGATCTAGGCTGATTGGCGAGTTATTTTCTTTGCGACCTACGAAGTTATCATATTGTGCGCTTTCTTTTACGTTCTTGTCTTTGCTCATACTTTTCTATTGTCTCCAATAACGATTTTGTCCAACTATCGCGATGTTCAATAAACACTTGAGGCTCTTCATCATCAACAGCGATCAGTGTCACAAGTTGAGTGATAGGCATACCTGTGCGCTCTTCAAACATTATAGCATATGCGGCCTCTTGCATAAAGTAGTTTTCGATTTTATCTTTCGTTTTTAATCGTTTTGATGTCTTGAAATCGATGATTGATATCTCACCGTCAAACTCAGCTACGCAATCGACCCTACCCGCAACGCGCAAATGATGCGAAAAGAGCGCCACTTCTTGTGAATAAATCTTTCCAATACGTGTATCTAGAATAGATTTGAGAGGAAGAAAATTATCGATAATGTTAGGCATGTACTTTTCTTTGTAGTTTTCAACATTATTGAGATAGTCTTCGACTATAGCATGAACGGCAGTGCCACGAGTAGAAGCGCGTTGAGATATACGGTTCGCTTCTTCTTCACCTACACGCCGACGCCATGCTTGAATGGCGTCTTGAGATAGAATAGAAAGAACTGTAGTAATAGAAGGATACTTTTTACCGTCAGGTGTAGAGTAAAGTCTGCCCGATTCAGAAGTATCCGCGTTTAAATCATCATATCCTAATTCCACACCAATGTGTTCAAACATTATTTTGCCTTTCGTTGTAAAGACTCTTGCGCGCGTCTTTGTTTTCGATTTAGTGGTGCCGTATTGATAGGAACTTCCATACCGCGCCCATCACTAATATCACTCTCATCTTTAATCGTCTGCGATGTAGTAATAGAGTCATTATATACTATAACTTCCATATTGTCAAGTTTTGGTATTTTTAAATTATCATGATTGTGGTGGAGGACAAACTTGGTTTGGGGAAACTCTCGAAAGATGTCGCGCCAGACAGGTCGCCAGTTGTTCAGTAATCGAAAGTTGTTCGTGGTTGTTCGATCGCTTGACAATATCAAGTCAGTCACACTTCTCATATTGAAATCGAAGAGTGTGTCAAATCCGTACATATGGATCTCGTCCGCTTTCTTTTGATTGGCAGCGTAGTGAACTGCCATATGTCCGCAATTGAAGTTTGTTGCGTTACCAGCATATGCGGGGACATGCGTATAAAATTCTTTGACACGATTTGCGTATTTCAGATAGAACGCAGACCTTTCATACATCCAAATTCTTGGTCGTGTGCCCAAGATCCATTCGTATTGATCAAGTTGAATGGATCCTTCGGTCAGTGCCATCATCATCTTGAAATCAACCATACAGGTAGCATACACGTCTTTGGGCGACATTTCAAAGGGCGGCATATTACAGAGTAGATTGTGTCCTTCGCGTTTCTCTCTCTTGTAGTAAACCGCCTTATCGCCATTACCAATAACATGAAACACTTTACTCATTATACATCAACCTTTGTATTTGCAGTTTACCTTTGGGGCCTGTCCAGTGCATCGCAAGTTTGTTTGGTGAATCCTGACCATCCATTATTTGAAGTCGAAGCCAATTGTACTTGTTGGGCGCGTCACTTATATTCATCATTCTTTCCATGGGCGTTGATCTGACCATCTCGTGAAGTATCTCTTGATCACCGATCGAAGGATTATTGCTTGATTCCTTTTCCCACAGAGCGAGTATATCAGGAACTCCACGAAACGCAACAACACCAGAATTGTGCCACTTCTCGCCGCGTCTTGCGCTCCAAGGTTTATCTTCAACCATACACAATTTATTATTCTCAACATAATCAAATATTCCCGACATGTCGCCAAGAATATGTATGTCAGTGTCTAACCAACACACCTCATTA